CGATCAACAGACCCAAGTAAAGGACGTAGCCGAAGAGGTCAAAGTCCTCATGGCAGGGGGGAAGATCGTCCAAGCCTTCGATTGGCTGGAGGCGGCTAACTTTGATGCCGAGGCCAAAATAGCTTGTTGGGCACTCCTCCCCTCTCACTACCGAGCGGCTTTGAAGAAAGAAGGGGATGGACGGAAGGCTATTCGAGCACTAAAGGAGATGAAAAATGATGTGCCGTAGCGTCTGGTGGTATCTCCTCGCCTTCCAAGACATGAGGCGTAAGGAATACGAGCGCGAGCGCAAAAGGAGATATCGTGAGTCCCGAGCAAAATCGCCGGTTCCATGCAATGGTCCGCGACATATCAAAACAGGTGAAGTGGGCGGGGGAGATGCTCGATGAAGAAGACTGGAAGCGTCTTATCCTTGCAGGGGCTTACGGTCAGAAAGTGGTCCCCAACCCAATACGGGATGGGTTCATAGTCATGAATAACAGAAGGTCTACAGGGCTACCCGTGGAAACAACCTCCGATCTAATCTCCGAACTGCTTTCGTTCGGTTTCGAGCATGATGTAGTTTGGACAGACCCCGAGTTCCAAGCAATTATTCGGGACCGCACCCCCTGATGGACCGAGACAGGAGAGAAGGATGAGAGAGCAACCTAATCCAGTTACCGCTAAACAACTGACATTATCAGCATGCAACGTCGGCTTGAATGTATCAAGCGTATCGAGCGCGAACTGGAGGGAAAATGACAATAGCAGTGATGTGCTTCGTGGCAGGGTTAGCTATCGGTTTCTGTTTGCCGGAGGACTGGAAATGACCGACAAGAACTTCAGAAGGCTCACCAACGCTTGCATCGTGCTCATCTGGTTGAATGTCGCACTACTCTGCCTCGCACTGCTGTGGAGGCCACAATGACCGAGCCAACGCCGAGGACGGAGATTCCATAAATGAGAGTTGGATGGAACGGCACCAAGTCACTCACTGGATGCCGTTGCCGAAGCTTCCCACTTGACACACAAACGCAGTTATGGGCTAAAATGACGGTGCTCGGTAAAAGAGCCATGCGTAACGGCATGTGGAACGCAGACCAGACGCCTTTTGATGGGCGGGTTATGGCCAGGCTTTGCGGAATCCTCCCTCCGCGTTCCCCTACCGTTACCCGTAGCCCGTCCTTCAAAGGGCGTTTTCCTTTTCTGAGCCGTACTCCAGACGATACAAAGTGCTGCCCAGCAGCGTGGAAGAATAGGGCAGATTCAAAAGTCCGGGCTACCGATAACCTTAGGACCCGGCAGGGTGGAATGTATTGCTGATGCTAAAACTTCTGGGCTGGGCTTCCACCCTATAAGGTCTAACGGTTTGGGAAAGACGAAATGAAGACAATTTTAGATGTCCCCTTCGACAAGAAAGATTCAGCTAAGGCGAGGGGCGCGCGGTGGGACCCAGCAATCAAAAAATGGTACTGCCCAGATGGGCTAGACCTCAAAGATTTCAAACAATGGTTGCCGAAGGAATTGCAAGGTTGGCTAGGTCATCTTCCTAGGAAACAGAAATGAAACGTCCAAAGCGTAAGGCAAGGTCAAAACCTAAAGCAAGCCAAATCTATCTAAACGAGATGAGGTGCGCATTGATACTTGCTAGGCTAGATGCCATTGGTTTTGCTCTATCTGGGGATAACTATTCGACCAAAGTTGCTGGACATTTGAAAGCGTATCTTGAGAATTGGAAGGCTTTGTGAGTTCTGTTCTTCCTCCAAGCGTACCTCTAAGTCTGTGGGAGGGTAGATGGAAGATGTAACCCGAAAAATGACAATGGCGGCCAAGGATGGATTCAGGGATGCCAAGGCATGGGGTTTTGGCGGTCAAATCTTCTGGGGTTCGGTAACGAGAGTTGAAAATCCTCATGGTCTGACTATGTTGGTCTTGACTCTAGGTTTTTTCGGCTATTCGATCTCTCTCCAATTTGGACACCAGGATTATCGTGGGTGGTGACATGCTTCCTGATTCTGTACCTTCTTCCTTGTGGGAGGAATTCAGAAAGATGAGAAAGAAGAAACGCGCCCCTCTAACGGAGTATGCTGAAACACTTATTCTGTGCAAGCTGGAGAAGTGGCGGGTAGAAGTAGGAGCTAACCCGATTGACGTGCTGAAAGAATCTATCGAAAAAGGATGGACAACGGTCTATCTCAATGGACATGCTCAACGCGGGGGTACTTCTAGGCTGCCAAGTGAAGGTAGCGGCGTGGCTAGCGCGCCTATCCCCGCTCCAATTTGTGCCTCTTGTGGACGATCCTTAGAGGCGGGTTTCATTCACAGTAGAAAAGGGAGGGTATGTGGAAACTGTTAGATTCGGCAGTCCCCCTAGAACAGCGGTTGAGTGGCTTTACTGTTTCGCAGAAGATAACGAAGAATCCGCCAGATGTTCCCTCTGGCCGTGGTCGATGAAATACAAAGGTCAGGCTTGGGCGTTCAGGACAGCGGCGGAATTGGTAGGGAGGGTGTGTGGAAACTGTTGACGAGCGCGTGATCGACTTGGATGAACTTGAAGCCGTGGTATTGAAATTGAAGGATTTGCTCGCTGACCGACAGCCTGGATTATGGACTTGGCAGTTGATGATGGGGGACAGAATGCGCGAATTATTGGAAATTCTCGAATGACCCAACAATTCCCCACCGCCCGTAAGACCAACAGAATCCTAGAAGCCCTTCTCTCCGGAGAGCACTTGACAGTAGCCCTCGCTCTTCAAAGACACGGAGTATTCGCTCTCAGCCAAGAGTGCGGGCGTTTAAGACGGTTGGGGTGGCAGATCGAATCCAAGACCATAGAGACGCCGGGCGCATACGTTTCTGAATATTGGCTATTGTGCGAGCCTATCCCAGGATTTGGATTTATATGCGGCCTATAGCCAAAATTGCTTATGCGGACCCTCCCTATCCGGGGTGCGCTCATCTCTATAAGGATCATCCCGATTACGCTGGGGAAGTAGACCACAAAGCACTCATTTCCGAGCTCAATTATGAATATGACGGGTGGATTCTGCACACTTCCTCCCCCGGCTTACTTCAAATCTCTCAATGGTTGCCTTTGGAAGTCAGGGTGATGGCGTGGACTAAACCATTCGCGGCGTTTAAGCCGAATGTCCCGGTCGCTTATGCTTGGGAGCCGGTAATCGTGAAGGCTGCTAGAAAACCTGTTGTAAGTCATCGAATCACCATGCGGGATTGGATTGACGAGCCGATAACGATGGAACGCGGGCTAACGGGCGTGAAGCCTGAGCGCGTCTGCCAATGGGCTTTTGAAGTAGTGGGGGCCGAGCCGCAAGATGAATTATTCGACCTATTCCCAGGGACTGGAGCTGTCTTGCGCGCTTGGGAATCGTGGAAGGAGAAACACTACTTTTTGGAGACTAAATGATTGACGCCCTCCACCCTCCCATTGAAGTTCTAGACATCTTAGCAAGGCTCAAAGCCTCTTGTGTGGTGAGACACATCAACAAAGTGAATTTCCAGTCTGAGACCTCTAACGTCTTGTGGTCGAGGGAAGAAGAACGTGCTTGGAAGGACAAGTATAAGCTTAGGAAGCGGTGTAAAACCCATGCCCAAACGCTCTAGGAACGCTCCAGGCAGGCGAACACAGGGCAGGAAGGCCCCGTCTTGTGAGTAAATCTGTGCGCTCTGGAAGCCGGATGGAACGATTTATGGACAAGGTATTCAAGCATCCTAACGGGTGCTGGCTTTGGCAGGGAACTCAAAACGGGCATGGATATGGGTGGTTTACTTGGCGAGACGGGAAGGGTGGAACGGCGCACCGTGCTGCATGGCGATTATTCAAGGGACCGATTCCTACTGGGCTATTCGTTTGCCATATGTGTGATACTCCGGAATGTGTCAATCCAGACCATCTTTGGGTAGGAACGGCGCAAGACAATTCTGACGATCAAGTCCGCAAGGGTCGCTCGGCGCGGAATCCGAAGCGATTGTGGACTCATTGCCCCAAAGGCCACGAATTTACCGCAAACAATACCTATCTTTCAACAGCTGGCCGCAGATGTAAAGCCTGCGCTCTTGACTATGCGAAGAAAAGATATCAAACGCAAAAAGCAGCTTAGCCTCTCCGCTTTGAAGAAACGAGCCTGGAAGCTTCTGAGTCTGTTAATCAGGCGTTCGGCTGGTCCGGAGGGTAGTGCTCTTTGCTATACCTGCGGGGCGGAACACAGGATTTCAGAACTTCAGGCAGGACACGCTATTCCAGGCAGGACGGGGGTTTTGCTCCTCGATGAGGAGATCATCAGACCTCAATGTGTGCAGTGCAACATATGGAAGAGGGGGGCGCACCATATCTTCGCTACCAAGCTTATCCAGGAGCGCGACATGCAATGGTGGGAGTTGAAACTCCTACAGGCGCATCAGGTCAAGAAATGGACTCGCGGGGAACTCGAAGCGAAGTGCGAGGAGTATAGGGTTAGGCTGGAGAAACTTTCACCTTGACGACCTTCCATCCCGCTTTCCTGGCTGCGCGGATGGATGGTGTCCACCGTTTCCAATACTTCTGATTGAATCCAGGGATTTTGCTCGCAACGTATCCATAACTTATTCCCCAAGTACCCTGATATGTGGTTGTCGCGGTCCATGTAAGCAATGTCCCTGAAGGCGCTTGCAGGCAGTAAAGCTTTTGACTCTTCATGGTTCACCCAAGTCTTAAGGTTTAGGGGCTTGCTCGGCTTTCTTGAGTGCGGCGCGGGCGATTTGCTCCCATTCGTTTAATTTCCATTCGTCTGGGCTTATTCCATCTCCGTGCCATTTGCTCATATCATTGGCGACCTTCGTGAGCGCCCCTCCCAGCTCCTCGCACAGCGCCCGGAGGCGATCGCGGTCGGTTTCCAATTCCTCGATGACTTCGCCGATAGTGCGGCCGTTTTTCACTTGTAGGGATATTCCTGATACTTCCGTCTGCGGTGTCTGCGTGCTCATATCTTCTCCTCGGCTTTCTTGAGTGCGGCGCGGGCGATGTTCACATCATACACAGTGATCCTGCCGCCTTTCTCGAAAAGGATTCGCGGGTGTCCGAGCCTTACTTCTTGCTCTAATTCGCTGGCGGTGAATTCGATTCCTGCTAGTGGCTTGAGCGCCCCTCTCAACTCCTCGCACAGCGCCTTGAGGCGGGAGACTTCGGCTCGGCATCTTTACGTTGCTGCTCGATTGTGTTCAGGATGCTCATGATTTCTCCGTCTGCGGTGTCTGCGTGCTCATTCAGACTCTCCGAGTATGTCGTTAACCATTGAGGCATAGACGGTCACCATGCCCATCCTCGGGGCCCCATTTGTGGCGAGCGCCTTTCGCTTTTTCCATGTCTAATCCTCCTTGTCGGTGACTACTAGGTGAGATCAAATAAACGATCCTGCTCCTGCTCTTGAAGTTCTCTTTCAAGTCTCTTACTCATTAACCAATACCCTAAAGCCCCTCCTAATAGATAGGGTAGACAGTAAAGAAGGAAGTCCATATCAGTCCTTTATCTTGGCGATGGCTGCGTCAATTTCCGTATGGAGCCTGTATACCGCTTCTCGCCAAGTGAATAAGCCCGGTTGTGGATCGGTATGTAAATCGCGTTCCCTTCGCAGGAATCCGGCCAGTTCCTCACACAGAGCTTTGAGACGGTCGCGTTCTATCAAAAGTGAATGCCAGTCCTCGCGGGTGGGGCTTGTCATTGTTGCTCCTTCCAAGCGTCGTCATAACCGGAATCGTAGGCGGCTGCCCGAGCGTCTGAAATGTGGTAGGGATTCGATGGATATGTTCCATGCTGTTTCCCATATCTTCGACCCTCGCATTTGAAAATGAGCCCATCTTGATGCCCTCTCTCGTATGCCGTCTGCGGTGTCTGCGTGCTCATTCGGAACTCCTTAAAACGGTTGACCGCGGATTAGCCACAGCGGTTTGCCGCCCTTGATATAGCGGATATGTCGTTGCTTGGCGCAGTCGATTGCCTCTCGAATCGTGAAGCCGGGACAGTCGGGCTTCCACACGATCAGGTTGCGCGGTCCCCAATAACGGCTGCGAATTGCATAGCCTTGAGATTCCAGCCAATCCAATCGCTCAGTGTCACTCATTCGATCTCTCCCAGGGAGCGAAGGAGGGCGCGTAATTCGTCCAAATTGATCTTGTGCAGCGTCAGAGTTAGGCCATGATGCGTTGCCCTACTGGTAATTCTGCGCAGCGCTTCCACGAGCCGTTTGCGGTCAGACATGAGGCCGGACCATCTTCTGGCCCACTCAGTATTGGACTCAAGCGCCTGAGCTTCCAGCCGTCGCGCATGGTTCCACAATTCCTCGATAGCTATCCCTTGGAGGTCGCTATGCGCGTATAGCGCGTCAGTTACTGGCGTAGGCGTGGGCGCGGTCTCGGTCGGGTGCGGCGTAGCGGGGCGGGTGGTCATGGTTGCTCCTTAGTAGTTGGCGCGTCTGAAAAGGTTACGGAAGCTCGAAAAGCGATTTCCGAAGCGAGTCATTCTCTTTTTGAAGTCTGGCCGCTTCGACGGCAGCGAGGCCACACGATGTAATCATCACGCACCATTCGGTACGACTGAGCCATGTAAAATAAAGGAATCCGCTTGCGACAAGCTTAGATAGCCGCGCGTTAAATCGCCCGCGCCCGTGATTCGGTTTCACTATATATCGCTGCAAATAGGCGAGGTCGTCTGCTGACAAAATCGTCGCGGCCTTGACCTTGACTTTGCCCGGTTCTCCCATGATCTTGCCTCCTATCAGGTTAAGCCTACACACTCAGGAATGAATCTTACCCCTATCCTAGTAGGTAAGAATTGATCTAGGTCAAGGAACCGTTAAATACTTGCGGGGTAGAATGGGGCATGGAGTTCACCAGAGAGCAGTTCCAGAAATGGGGTCAGGAAGGCGGCAGGAAGCGCGCCAAGGCTTTAACTCCTGAAAGACGGTCGGAGATAGCCAAAAAAGCCGGTAGCGCCCCTAAACGAAAACGGACCAAGACTGTCAAGATTACGACATGAGCGACTGGTCCTCCTACTTCTCAAGGGCGCACAAGTTCCTTGCCCAATCCGAGGAAGAGTTAAGACTTATCCACATGAAGCCCGTTCATTTGGGCAACGGGAGATACTACATCGAACAGGCGATCTTCGAGCTAGAACTGGCGTTGAGATGGATAAGCGAAGCGGAGCGAACGTTAGACGGACGGTGATCCTCTCCGGGGTATTGGACCCGGTGGAGGTAAAGAGGGAGAAAACCCGTCTCTATAACCGTTTGTGGTACTACAAGAACAAGGATAAGGCCAAAGCAAGAAGGCTGAGACACAAGGAAAACCAGAAACGGCTTTATGGGGCTTGGGCGCAGAGAAACAAGGAAAGGCTCAGGCTTTACCATCGAGAGTATTACGCAAGGAAACGAAGGGTTAAAACAAAGGTAGATTGGTTATGTGGCTTCTCATTGGCAAGGACGGACAACTTGGGGGTGCGTTATTCAAGCACTTCAAAAACTGTACCGGGACCTCACGGCATACTGGAGCCCGCCCGTACTTCCAGCTTACAGACGATCCCTCAAGTCTTCCTGCCAGCGAGGTTGTCTTTATCGTTGCAGCAAAGACAAAGTTTAGGGATTGTGAAATCGACGAAGACGCCTGGTCAATAAATGTCGATTCGCCCATTCGGATTGCCAACCGATTCAAGGATTCGTTCATCGTCTATATATCTTCGGAAGCTGCCGAGTGGTCGGGGCACACCGCCTACGGGGATCAGAAAAGATTTGCTGAAATGGGCTTGCGAGCCGTGGTTCCGTATGAAAGACTCGCTATTGTCAGGCCGGATAAAGTAACTCCCGACAGAATAGAGGACTTGTGTAAGCTCTTGGAGAAAATAGGCAAGGGGAAAATATGGGGAGTACACCGGTTCAAGAAGTAGCTCTAGCGAAGGTCGGGTTCCAGCGGTTCAAGTTGGATGGAGATTCAATCTTTCGTCTGAAGGCGAGGATCGAAGCCCGTACGGGGCCTTTGGAGAATTACTCCCCCGAAGACTTTATTGACTCATGGGTGGAGTTGAGCAAGAGAGTTCACCTGATGTGGGAATGGGAAGATTTAATCCAGGAAAATTTAGATAAGATCAAGTACTTCACTGGGATTGAGAATCTGCTCTACCAAAAAGAGCCTTACACCAGGGTCGCTCGGAAAGACCGCCCCGAGGACAATATCGGGATTCACCGGGACACTCACTACGGGGCGACGACTGAAGAGTGGGTATTGTGGGCTCCTTTGACTCATGCGATACAAGGTGGGGAGTTGAGAATGATAGCGGGGTCTCACAACGAATCTGATGAGGCTTACCCTTGGGTTCAGGTAGAGAGCGACCAAGTGAAAAGGGGCTCTGATGAACACTGGTTAGGTTTCAGGTACGCTCCTAAGAAGATGAGTGCTCAGACCGAAGCCTTGTGCAGTCCGGTGCCGTGTTTTGTAGGTGAAGCGATTATTTTCAATTCAGCCTGTGTTCACGGGCAAGTCGTCAACAAAGCTCCTTGGACTAGAGTCTCAATAGATATAAGGGTTTGCGACGTGAATGCCAAGGTACAAAAGACCCGAGGATTACATGGGGAAATCTATTCAAGCCTTTGAATCAAGGGAGTATCTTGTAAGGCGAATCTCCCCTCTAGAGACGTATGACGACTTACTCTCATTCCCCAGGTTCTTCGAGATCGAGACCGTTAACGCCTGTAACGCTAGGTGTCCGATGTGCACGATTGATGATTGGGACCGTAGAGACGGTCTTATGTCCGATGGGCTTTTCAGGAATATCGTCGATGAGATACGAGATCATCCTGAAGTCTTGAGGGTCCACTTATACCGGGACGGTGAGCCGTTGTTGGACAAGAAACTCCCCGAGCGGGTGAGGATGATGAAATCCGCCGGAGTAAGAGAGGTCGGGATTTCAACGAACGTCGCGCTGCTCAATCACGCCAAGACTCTAGCCCTACTAGAAGCGGGGTTGGATTCGATCATCTTGTCGATTGACTCCTTGAAGAAAGAAGTCTACGAGAAAATCAGAGTAGGGTTGGATTTCAGAGAAGTGATGGAGAACGCCTACAACTTCATTTTGATGAGGAACGCTACTAAATCAAAGTGCAAAGTCTGGGTGAGGATGATAAGACAGAAAGACAACTATACTGAATGGCCCGAATATCAAAAAGCCTGGAATTGTCTCGTCAAAGAAACCGACCGCGTAGACTATCGAGACCTTCATAACTGGGGAGTTCAGTTGAAAGGTGTTCCGAGTCGGACCGATCCCAAGCCTTGTGTAGCGTTGTGGTCGTTGATGGTGATCTTCGCCGATGGGACGGTCCCAAGGTGTAATGTCGATTACAACAAGAAGCATCCTGTTGGAAACCTTAACGATTCGAGTATTTCGGAACTGTGGAATTCACCGATTCAGAACAGGGTGAGACAAGAGCACCTGTTGGGTGAGAAAACAAGCATTTGCAAGGGGTGTGACGTGTGGAAGGAAAAGGTTGACACATCCCCAGAGTTAGTAGCAACATAGTGAAATGCCACAACCTATTGTATTAGTCCGCCAGTTCCTCCCCTGGCATGAGCCCTGTCATTCGATGGGGCTTTTTTTCTTCTAACTCAAGGAAAAATCATGAAAGCAAAGTCAGTGAAGCAAGGTGGTACCGGTGGTCGGTCGGCGGGTCAGAATACCTCAACAGGCTCTGGAAGCCGCCCGAGCGGGTCGAAGTTCACGATTCCTTCGAGCTTTCCCTCAAGCGCTCAGAGGATTCGGCCAATGAACAAGATCGGGAAGTAGTCATGAGGAAGTGGTCAAAGGTCCAGGAGTTCAATCCCAACTCCCAAGACCCTGATAACAAAGTCTACGGGAACGATCCCCAAGGGAACAAAATCCACGGTAAGGGTCAGACAGGCGGTGGGTCTAAGCCCACCCCTCAAGCCCAGAGGATGACCACGGGTAACTCTAGAGGCGGCAGTTACAAAATCGGCAACTCAAGCCCCAAGAGCGCTCAAAGACTTCGTGGCTAAGTGGCTAAGAAACCTCTGGTACCCAGGTATAACATTTGAGCAGATGTATCTCAGGTGTAAATCCTACGAGTACGACATCGAGACCGATGGGTATAGACTGAGGAAATGATAGACGATCTTGTAAACTGGATTTTGCTACACGTTGTCTTCCGTCCTTTTGGCGGCATCAGTCAATGGGGCGCACGAAAACTTACGGAGCGTTGCGAAAGAGGGAAAGCCTGATGATCCACGTGAATCCACAGGATATCCACAGGCATGGCCGCTAGATCAAGCAAGGTGACCCTGCACGAGAAATGGCGTGAAAAGATACGCGCCAGCATGCTCATAAATCACCTTAGAAATCATGTGCTTGGTAGGCTGGAAATGAGCAGCACCCAAATACGCGCGGCTGAGATATTACTAAGCAGGGTAATGCCTACCTTACAGGCTACAGATATAACCGCTAGTGATGCAGACGGACAACCACTGCAGATTGGACTAATTGCTTACCATCCCTCACAACTACGAACACCAGAGACCGCAAAACTCGAAGACTTGTCGGGCGTGCGGGATCACCAAACCCACTGAGTGCTTTGGGACGTTTCTGGAGAAGCGTCGGTTAAAAGAGCCAACGAGATATGTCAAGGCCGGATATTCAGATTACTGAGGAGATGGTTAGAGCTGGGGTAAATGCCTTCATGCAGTTCGGCGACCCAGACAACGACCCACGATTGTTTGTTACTGACCTTTTCCGTGCAATGCTTCAAGCCCGAGATCAAGTTGGCGCTCGAACTCCTGAATGCGAAGAATAGCGCTTTGCATTTGCCTTAACTTCTCTTGGAGCCATGTTTCATTGATAGGAAATATTCCGGGATAGAGCTTTTTAGTAAGTTGCTCTCGCCCACCCGCATAAATGCTGACGATACCTTTCAACTATGTTCCAAGGCCCTACCAGCTCCCGATCCTACAAGCACTGGACTCAGGCATTAAGAGGGCGGTAGCGGTCTGGCACAGGCGAAGCGGTAAGGAAAAGACATTCATCAACTACGTCTGCAAGGCAGCGTTTCAACGGGTGGGAACGTACTTCTATATGTTCCCCACTTATGCTCAGGCGAAGAAAGTTCTATGGGATGGGAGAGACAGGGAAGGATTTCCTTTCATGGGGCATATCCCACGTGAGATCGTCAAGAACAAGAACGAGACGGAGTTGCGGGTAGAGTTAGTCAATGGTTCAGCCATTCAGCTCATCGGGACTGACAATATCGATTCCGTACTCGGAACCAATCCCATCGGATGCGTCTTTAGCGAATACGCTATGCAAGACCCTCGGGCCTGGGATTACATGCGACCAATTCTGCGTGAGAATGGTGGATGGGCCATTTTCGATTACACCCCCAGGGGGAAGAACCACGGATACAGCCTGTATCAAATGGCTAAGAGTAACCCTGAGTGGTTCGCCGAAGTTCTTACAATCGATCAGACAAAGGCTCTCGACCCCTCAGACATTGACAAGGAACGTCGGGAGGGGATGAGTGAAGAGCTTATCCAACAGGAGTATTACTGTTCATTCGAAGGGGTTCAGCAGGGGTCGGTCTTTGGAAGGCAGATGGAGAAGGCGGAGAAAGAGGGAAGGATATGTGGGGTTCCTTACCAACCAGAATACCCTGTAGACACATGGTGGGATATAGGGACATCAGATGCTACGGCAATCTGGTTCACTCAGAACGCGGGGAAGGAAGTCCATGTCATAGATTACTACGAAAACTCAGGCACAGGGATAGGGATTGACCATTATGTCAAAGTCTTGCAGGGAATGGATTATGTTTGGGGTACGCATAACGGTCCTCATGACATCGAACAGCATCACTTTGCGGCTAATGGGAAATCGACGCGGGAGCAGGCGAGGGCGCTTGGGTTCAAATTCGAAGATCGTACCCTTAAGGACACAGGGCAAGACTGCATCAACGCCGCGCGTGCATTCTTTAGTCGTTGCTGGTTCGACGCGAAAAGGACTGAACGAGGAAGAACTGCATTGAGCGCTTACCACTATCCTTGGCTTGAAAAGCGGTACTGCTTTGCGGATGAACCTTTTCATGATTGGTCATCGCATGCTTCCAAGGCGTATATATACTTGTCCATAGGGCATAAACTCAGTCCTATCCAAACAAAAGAAGCGGTTGAGATAGTGACCTACTCCAAAGACGATAACTCCCAATCCTGGATGGCGGCGTGAAGACAGTTTCCTACTGGTCGAAGACTCACTGGCAATGCTGGTTAATCCCACAGATCATCATCACAAGGGGAGGTGACAGGACTCAAGGCGGTGGTTACTGGTCTATCGGCTTTCGGTGGTTATTCTATGGCGGGTCCATTTCCTTTGGTGATGTATGAGATGCCTCACAGAGCGCATAGCTAAACGCATTCGCCGTGGGAAACCTTGGGGGAAGAGCGCGATTCCTGATGGGTTGATATTGGATTGGGCTCTTCACTATGCAATTCTGAGGTCGTTTGAAGCCTACTGCCCGACAATCCCGTATCCGGAGTTCATGTACAAGATGTGGACGGAGTATGCAGTTAATCGTTAAGTTCAACGAATTCGAGTTCTACGACATCACCCGTGATGAGCGGATGGTGACGTACATGGCGACTACTTCTACTGGGTCGTACTTTGCCGAAGCTCCAGTAGATAAGGAACAGGTGAAAAGACGCAAGCAGTTCAAGGAAAAGGTGATTGAGTTGATGCAGAAAGGTCTAGCCCCCGGGGAGATCGAGTTTGATGAGTATGTGGTCTGAAAGGCTTAACCCATGATGATCAGTCTTGATCCCTCTTTCCGGATTGCCCGTGAAGTGCCGGATGTTTCTCCTGACCGGCTGATCGAGCTTCTGAGGTCTTTGAGGCATTTGTGCAAGCTATCGAATATCTACATAAAAGATGGTGAGACGTGGCTGAAGCTGCTGTAACCGACCGCGCCCCTTCTGCAAAGACTGAGAAGAAGGCGAGGAATGATGACGAGTTCCTGAGACTTGTCAGGAAGAGGTTCGACAGGTGCATAGCTGCTGAAGCGGTCAACAGGAAGATGGCAGTTGAAGACCTGAAGTTCAAGTCTGGGGATCAGTGGCCCGATGCCATCAAGGCTGACAGGACGACGCAGAAAAGGCCTTGTCTGACTGTCAACAAGATGAAGACCTTTGTTCATCAAATTACCAATGACCAGAGACAAAACCGCCCCGCTATCAACGTCTCCCCGGAGGGAGATCGTTCTGACCCGCATACTGCGAAGATGCTCAAGGGGCTCATACGCCAGATTGAGCGACAAAGTAATGCTGATGTTGCCTATGACACAGGCTTTGACTCCGCCGTCAGTAACGGATGGGGGTATTGGCGAGTCCTCACCGAATATGAAGATGAGGATAGCTTTGATCAAGTTATCCGAATCGGGCGTATACGTAACCCCTTTAGGGTCTATCTCGATCCGGACCTCCAGGAACCGGACGGATCAGACGCTCAGTTCGGGTTTATCACAGACCTAATACCGAGGGCTGAGTTCGAGGCGACCTTCCCTGGGAAAGACCCCATGCAATACGAAGAGGGGGGTATGGGGGATGAGTTCAAGAACTGGACTACACAGTCTCACGTTCGGATAGCGGAGTATTTCTACTTCGAGACCGAGACAAGAAAGCTGGTTCATCTAAAGAACGGTCACACTGGATGGGAGGATGAGTTAGACGAAAGTCTAAAAACTGAAGAGCCTGAAAATACCAGAGAGGTTCAGGTCAAGAAGATCAAGTGGTGCAAAATGTCCGGTAAGCAGGTTCTGGAGGAGAACGACTGGCTGGGTAAGTGGATACCCATAGTCAAAGTCATAGGCGATGAGACTGACGTTGAGGGGAAGGTCGTCCTGGCTGGTTTGATTCGAGACGCCAAAGACTCCCAGAGGATGTACAACTACTGGGTTACTTCAGAAACTGAACAAGTAGCTTTGATGCCCAAAGCTCCCTACATCATGGAGGAGGGGCAGGTTGAAGGTCATGAACAGAGGTGGAAACAAGCCAACGACAAGGCGTATCCGTATCTTCTTTACAAGGCAAGTTCTGTAAGCGGTAAGCCCGCCCCTCCCCCTCAGAGACAGCAGTTCGCCGGGCCTCCTGCTGGTGTGGTACAGGCGAAGATCGCCGCTGCTCAGGATATGCAAGCTACAACCGGAATAAGGTTTGATGCGACCCTACAGGAGAGACTTTATGACGAATCAGGGAAAGCTCTACGTGAGCTCAAGCGTACCGGCGACCTTGGAAACTTTCACTATGTCGATAATCTCGCGCGGTCTCTCAGGCATACGGGGAGAATCCTCATCGATATCATCCCCAAAATCTACGACACCCCACGATCCCTTACCATCCTCAGAGAAGACGATTCAGAAGATCAAGTCAGAATCGACCCCAGCCTAGGCGTCCCTCATCAGGATAGACATAACCCCTTAACGGGGAAGATGGAGAAGCTCTACAACCCCAAACTAGGGACTTATGCGGTTGCGGTGACGATAGGGCCTTCCTACGCCACTAAACGGGCTGAAGCAGCCGATTCTATGCTGGGTTTTATGAAAGCCGTCCCTCAGTCGGGTCCGATCATTGGGGATTTGATAGCGAAGAACATGGACTGGCCTGGGGCTGAGGAAATATCCACAAGACTCGCAGCGATGCTCCCGCCTCAACTACAGGGCGTTTTGGGCAAGAACATGAACGACTGGCCTCCGGAGGCTAAAGCCTTACTCATGGGTATGAACCAACAACTCCAACAACTAACAGGTCAACATAAGCAAGCCCTTCACTTACTGGGTGAGAAACAGACCGAACAGGGTCAACACCAGCAGGAGATTACGAATCAACGGCAGAAGATACAGAACGACTTTGAGGCGAAACTGACGAAGATCGTGGCTGATCTTGAAAAAGCAGGTCTTCAGACCTCCGAGAAGGTCTATAACGACATGCAGAAGGTTGCTGAAGCGGTGAATAACCTTGAGAAATCTCTCAAAGAGAAACCCAAGGAAGAGAAGAAAGACGCGCCTTCTAGGGCGACCGACCATAAGGAACTCGCCGAAGCACTCAAAGGTGTTGGGGAGGCTTTGAAGGCTCAGGCCAAACCGAAGAAAAGGACAGGAAAGATGAAAGGGCCCAGTGGAAAGGTCTATGAGATGGAGATGAGCGAACAATAATGGCCGTTGCTTCTTCAGCCTCGGCCAATATCTCTCCGGCGACGACTACTAATTCGCTGGTAACGATCAGTTGCGGAGGTCTGAGTCCAACGATCATAGGTGCGGTGGCGATAAGTTCAGCCACCATAACGGTTACTTCTGCTACGTGGTCTCTAGGAGGGACGCCGGCTCAGGTCTCAAGCTCAAGGTCGGCGGGGAATGTTCTAGTTTCGATCTGGGCTGTCCCCGCACCTACTACTGGGAATGGGAGTTTTAGGTTTGGTTACTCAGCCTCAGGACATGTTAACGGGATCATCACTTGCTACACAGGAGCCAATCAAAGCACCCCTTCAGCGGCGGCGGACAGGGTTACTTCTGTCTCGGTCTCTACAAACATCACCCTTACGCCTGCAAACCTGACAGCGAATGACGCGACGTTCTTACTTGCAGCCAATGTCACCAATGGAAACTGGAACTCGACCACTCCGAGTCAGTTAAATGTCGATAACACCAACTCTCCGGGATATATCGCCGGATACGCAACCGGGACTGCCGGGGTTCATCAGTTCAATGACGGGACTATATCTGCCGGGAACGATATGCAGATGGCGGTAAGAATCCAGGCCGCAGCCGCTGGAGGGTCTGCGTTGAGGATTGAATACTACTGGGCGGGTGATGGAACATCCGGAGTCTTTGGGAAGAGGCTTCACTAAATGCCGTTAATCTCAAGGAAAATCGGATCAGCTTCACAGATACTTGAAGTGTTTGTGAACGACGCCACTGTCTCTACCGGGGCGGGGTTAGCCAATATCGTCGCCTCTTCTGTGACCTTTGCGTGGTTCAGAAGCAACATGGCGGCGGTGTCCTCTGGGACGTGTACCACAGGGACTTTGGGGACGTTCGGTGTGTCCTCTTTTGTCCAGGCTCTCTCTACAAACGCTTTGGGTTGGTATCAGTTCTGTCCTCCTGACGGGGTTTTCTTATCAGGTAGTTCAGCGGCGATACATCTAAGTCTCGCCCCTTCGATGGCTCCTCTACCGATTTTGATTGAACTCACGGCGACTGATAATCAGACCGCGATGTCCAGTCAGACCATATCTACTTTCCTGAGTGGGTCTGTGAACGCTTCTACGGTCGCTGATAAAGCTGGGTACGGAGTCTCTTCAGTTAATACCGGGGTTAACGTAACCTCAGTGGTTAACAGTCCTGCGGTCACAACGGCGGCGGGGATTCAAGCGGTAGCCTGGGATTTGGGGAGGACTGCAAACCTGACAAGCACGCTCGCCCTAACGGGGTTTTCTATAAACCTCGCCACTACCGCGACGTTCCTGACGACCAACAACGACAAAGCAGGTTACGGGGTTTCCTCCGTAAATACGGGGGTCAATGTTTCCTCGGTGAACGGATCAGCGATAGTCACCACAAGCCCCGGAGTCATTACCGCAAACGTGACCTCTGGGGTTGGTGTGTCATCCTTTGCCATAGCCGTAGGAGTCTCTTCTGTAGCTGACAAATCCGGGTATGGCGTCTCGTCTGTGAATACCGGGGTTAATGTGACTTCGGTTGTCGGGACGGCGGCGGTGACGACTCAAGCCGGAATCTTCGCCACGGTCTTTGATCTTGGTAGGACGGCGAATCCAAACTCAACCGTTGCTTTCAGTTCGCTCTCGATCTCAAGTCAGTCGGTCTCTATAGGCGCGGTGAACGTCACCTCGGTTAATGGGTCGGCGATAGTCACTACCAGCCCTGGTGTAGTAGCAACAGGGTGGGACTTGTCGAACATCCTGAACCCTACAAGCACGGTCGTTCTATCGGGGTTGTCTTTCTCGAACGTAACTACAGTCTCAGGCGGGGTGACGGTCAATACCAACAACGACAAAACAGGATATTCAGGATCAGTGAATGTCTCCTCGATGGGAGTCAACGTCACTACAGCTACAAACTTGGATAAGACCGGATACGCGACTACCGACTTTACGACTGCTCTTGCGGAGTCCTACCGTGGGGTAAATGCCACAGGCACCCCGGCACAGCTACTGTATGAGCTTGTAGCGAACATCACCGAAGCCTCGAACTCTGGGACGACGAGGACTTTGAATAGCGTAACAAGCCATCTACCCGGTGCGGTGACTTACGGATATGACTCCTCCACTTCACCCAGCCTGATTTCGAGGACCGCATGAGCATAGGTTCCGTAGTCACGATGGGTTTTGAGATTGGGACCATAGGTCTGGTTACGACATTAGGATACGGCCAGGGCGCTCTTCCTCCCCCGCCCCCGCCAGTAGTCTCTAATCAGGTCTATGGTCCCGCCCTCACACCTTGGGAGAGGTGTAGATGGTTCGAATACTGCCCCCCAGATGAGAAGGAACAGCGCCTAAAAGCACTAGAACGCGCCAAGAGGATCGAACTGGGGATCATCAAGTCTCTACCCCCCCTGAAGGCTGAGACGCGCTCTGAGGTACTAGAGGTAGTACGTGAGCGTGTACTAACCACCTTACCTAGTGTAGCCTTACAACCGATAAAGCTTGACAAAGAGGTGGTTCGTGAGATAGCGAAGGAGATAAGCCTCGATCTCAAGTCTGTGGTGAAGGAAGGCAAGAGGTTACGCGAGATTCAAAGGGTTCGAGAGATCGAAAGGCTCGAAGCCGAGGAAGAGGAAGAAGCAATAGAAGTCGCCACCCTATTCATGCTGCATTGATTATGAAACAGTTGATGAGTGATTCCGAAGCGTGGGCGGTTATCGGAGAGACATTGCGCCAGTGTAATTACGTTAAGGTTGGTTTGTGCGATGTTCTCGTCAGATGCGCCAGAGAGCGTCTTCTTGAACCATACCAATGGTTGAGGATGGAGCATCAGCTCTACAAATATAGGGACAAGGTGTCTAAAGGGCGAGTTCATTTCTGGCCTTCGGGGAAAGTAACTCCTCGTGTAAGAGCTTGCTACAAACTCGCAGAAATAGTTGATGGAAGGAAAGATACATGGAAATAGTCAAAGGAATCACGCTGGACCTGCTGCCCACGAATGAGCCTGCGCTTTCGGCAACCAGCGACGTACCTATTATCGAGACTCAACCGGACGCATCCCCGGTAAAGGATGTGCCAGCCGCAGACAAGGAAACGCCCAAGGCTGCTGATACGGCACCAGCAGAACCGGCAAAGGAACTTTCGGAAGATTCATCCGCGACCCCTGAAGAGGCTAAGAAGCCCGCGAAAGGTGTTCAGAAACGAATCGATGAGCTGACGCGACAACGGGAAGACGAAAGACGCGCCCGCGAAGCCGCAGAAGCCCGAGAACTCAGGATATTGGCAGCGTTGGAAAGAGCAACAGGCGTTGCTGAAAAACCTGCAAAGACTGAAACAGAACCTCTCAAGCCCAAGAGTGCCGATTTTGGCGATCCCGATGCTTATGACAACGCGGTGGAAGACTGGATTGCCGCCAAGTCAGCGTGGATCGCCGACAAGAGGGTCGCTCAAAGGCTTGACGAAGAGAACAAGAAGCGCGAACAGGAGGTCGTTCTTACACAGCAAAAAGCCGTGCAAGACGCCTTCAATAAGCGGGTAGAGACTGCCAGAGCAAAATACCCCGACTACGCAGAAGTAGCGGAGTCTGCCGAGGTTCAGGTCTCATTCCCTATGGCTTACGCGATTCTCAACTCCGAACAAGGCCCTGACATTCAGTACTATCTCGGGAAGAATCCGGCAGAAGCAGAGCGCATCTCCTCGTACAAAGCACCTGATGGAAATCCCGACGTTGCGAGACAGCTAGTTGAGCTTGGAATCATCACAGCGAGGCTTACCCAAGCCCCTGAGAAACCCAAGCCCGTTTCGGCCGCACCCAAGCCGATCTCGCCGATTTCGAAGTCTTCTGAAACCGCCCCATCACCTGAAGAGGAATCGATGGAGCAGTACGCAGCACGCAGGAAGAAGGAATTGAACTCTGTGAGACCTGGGGTGAGGCACTAACCCAAGGAGTCTTAAATGTCTCAACAGGTACTACTTACTCCATCGATCATCACCAAAGAAAGCCTGGTGATCCTGGAGAACAACCTGGTTGCGGCGAACAGGGTGAACCGGAAGTTTGAGAATCAGTTCGTAAAGATCGGGAATTCTCTCACCATTCGGAAGCCCAACCGCTTCACGGTTGCCAACGGCCCGGGACTTCAGGTTCAGGATATTGCTGAGCCTTCGGTCTCGATTACCATCAACAAACAGAAGCAAGTAGCCTTTCAGTTCACCTCTCAGGACTTGACCCTTACGGTTGAAGAGTTCTCAGAGAGATACCTGAAACCCGCTATGGCAGGGATGGCGAACCAGATCGACTTCGACGTGCTCCAGAACTTCTCGGGGGTATCCAACTTTGTTGGTACTCCGGGGACGACTCCGGCGTTCTTCTCGACCTCGATTCAACTGGTTGGTCAGAGGCAGGATGAAAACGCGGCCCCGCAAGACAACAGGACGATGGTGTTTAATCCTGCGGCTTACTGGTCGATTTCAAACAGCCTCACGGGTAGTTTCGTAATGCCCACCGCAAAAGAAGCCCTGGTAAAGGGTTATCTGGCAACGGTAGGGAATTACGAGGTGTATATGGACCAGAACATTCCTTCGGTCTCTTCGTACATCCACATCTCTTCCAACGCTCTAGTCTCTAACGCCCCTGCTTCTCAATCGGGGTCTTCGATCTCCACTGTCGGTTTCAATTCGACCGACGTGTTCCAGATCGGAGAGGTAGTGACTTTCGGTACGGTGTTTGCAATCAATCCCCAGAACAGACAGTCCACGGGGTCTTTGAAGAACTTCGTCATTACCGCCACCACCCAGCCGGGCGCGGCGTCTACTGCCGTACTTCAAATCTCCCCCGCGATGGTCACATCTGGACCGTATCAGAACGTTACCAACGGGACAGTTTCTACCGCTTCAGGGAAAGTTTCTCTAGTTAGTGGTTTTGCCACAGCAGCCTCGACGTTCGTGCAGAACCTCGCATTTACTAGAGATGCATTTGGTCTGGTGATGGTGCCTCTTGAAATCCCTCAAGGGGTGGACTTTGCGGCCAGAGAGACTTACAGAAACATCTCTATGAGAGTCATCAGGGCATACGACATCAACAACGACGTGTTCCCGACTCGTATTGATACTCTGTACGGAACCACGGTCTACTACGACGAACTTGCCGTTCGTCTAGGAGGTTAATATGGCTACTACAAGCCAAGCAGTAAAACAGCTGTCCGATCAGAACTCCCAGGGTACCGTTTTGGGAGCGGCTTCAACCGATCTGATCGGTTTCTACGGAGTCACCACCGGAGCCACGAAACAGACCGCTACAGGGTCGATTTCGTCCGGCGCGTTGGCTTCGAGTTTGTGTACGGCTCTTAGCACTATGGGGTTGATTAACGTCACCTTCAGCGCCTAGATTGAGACCCCTTCGAAAGAGGGGGTCTTGACCTAGAAGGAGTCATTTTGAAACTTGATCCGTTGAGCGACATAGTAGTCATTAAACGAGCGGAGTATTCCGACATCTCCGATTCTGGGATTGTGTTACCCGAGTCTGTTGACATTACAGAAGACATTGGTTACGTGAAATGGTGTGGTAAAGGTAAGAAGACTCCCAAGGGTCAGTGGCCGATGGAAGTAAAACCCGGAGATAAGGTGATTTTCTCTACCAACGCCCACATGGTGAAATACATCGAAGGAGAGGAATACATTGTCACCCGACAAGACTCAATCATCGGAATCATTGATGATGCTTCAGCACTACTTTAAGAAGATATACGAGGCTCACGGTATGCCTGGAGTCTGCTATTGGTTCCATGCGATAGGGCTTCCCCACGAACCACAAGGTTGCAAATACTGCGAGGATAAAGTTGATGGCTAAGGTTTCTGTATGCGCTTCGGTTCTGAATCAATCCGAATGGTTGGTGGAGATGATCGAATCTGTGAGGGCTCAAACCCTGACAGATTGGGAGATGCTTCTTGTCGATGATGGGTCAACCGAAGACATCAAAGGGGTGATAGAAAAGATCAACGACCCTCGTATAAAACTGACGGTCTTCCCTAAAAACCTAGGTATTCCTCACGGGATAAACTGGGCCTTCCAACACGCTACTGGAGACTTTATTCAACCCCTGGCGGCGGATGAAAAGCTCCATCCTTCAAAGTTCGAGGATCAGGTCAAGTTTCTAGATGAGAACCCAAGAGTAGATTGTGTGTGGGGACTGCCTCAATACTCGAACGGAAGGACGGTTCAGTGCAGAGAAATGGGTCCGAGACCTTCGTGGGAGCAGTATTTCATGAAGGCTCACAACAGATCGCAGGAGTCTTGGCTTAAAACCCTTCTGTTACTTGAGCAAGTGCCTCTGGGGAGTTGTTCTGCTTTGTGGAGAAGGTCAGTCTTCGAATCCATCGGGTATTTCGATCCCAACCTTAACATCTTCACGGACCACGAATGGTACTGCCGGTTCTTCGAAAAGCACGAGGGAAGAGTCCTGCCGGTCAGATGGGCCGTTTGTAAAGAGGACATCAGTAATTCGGTGAGGGCGAAAAGCTCCGAAGAGAAGGCCCAGGAAGAGCTTAAATCCGTGAGAGAGAGGCACAAGCTGCTACTTCCTCCTGTGACGGGGAAGGTCACGATAGGCATTCCATGTTTCAACATGGCTAACTACCTGCCCGATTCTGTGGGGTCGGCTCTCAAACAGACCTTTGAAGACTTGGAGATCATAGTCCTTGATGATTGCTCTACGGACAACATCGCACAGGTCATGGGGGAGTTCTCAGACCCAAGGATCAAGTTCATCAAGTTCGATGAAAACCGTGGTCAGATGGACGCGCAAAATGCGATGTTAGCTATGGCTGAGGGAGAGTTTTTCATTCCCCTGTCGGCGGATGACACCCTCGACCCAAGGTTCGTCGAGAAATGTCTAGAGGTCTTTAAAAAGAATCCGTTCACTGAATTCGTCTCCACACAGACTGACTTTATTGACAATGAGGGTAAGGACTTCCCCGACAAAAACCATCCGTTCTATTCCATCCCAAAGGCTTCAAACAGGACTCAAGACCAGTGGAAGGAACAGTTCTCAAGGTCGAACGTCTATTTTGGTGTGGGGATGTACCGTACTTACTCCGCAAGGGAAGTCGGAGGGTGGGACAAGAAACACGGGGTCATTTCAGATTATGAGATGTATCTGAAAATGATCCACCGGGAGAATATCCAGATAGTGGAAGAAGCTTTGACTCATACGAGAATCACCGGGAAGAATCAATCCATCCTGACCCCGGAACAGGCAAAAGCTCTCCCGCAGATGTATGCGGATGCTAAGAAGCCCTATCTCCCCATGAGAACGAAGGTCATCATAGCGACACCTTTTTACGAACTCAAAGGCTTCAGTCCCTACATCTCAAGCATGGTCCATGTAGTCAAGCTTCTGACTCAAATGGGGGTGGAGTTCGAGTTCTGGGAGCTTTCTGGTGATTCTTACGTACACCGGGCGAGAAACACGATCTGCGCTAGGTTTCTAGAAGACCCCGCCGCTACTGACTTGTTTTTCATCGATTCAGACATGCAGTGGAATCCCGAGGCTTTAGTCAACATGATATTCCTACCCGAAGACGTAATCGGTGGGTCGTATCCGGTTAAAAACAACTGGGCCTCGTGGACTTCAATTCCTGAGTTCGAACAAGGGGAGGATGGGAAGAATCACCCCAGAGGCAGAATCCTCCCCGATGGGACTGCCTTACTGAAAGCTTATGTAGTCGCTGGGGGTTTCTTGAGGATCAAACGAATAGCTCTTGAGAAGTTCAAAGAGAAATACCCCGACCTTTGGTACAACGAGCCCTCAGCCGATCCGTCAAATCCGACCCGACGGTATCACTCGTTCTTCATGAGTCAAGTAGAAGACCATCTGCTTTATGGGGAGGATATGTGGTTCTCCAAGAAAATGAGAGAAGCAGGTCTAGAGACTTGGATTTACCCCAACGTCAACATGGGGCATTACGGGGTGAAGGGGTGGACGGGTAACTATCACGCCTTCCTCTCGGGAGCCAAAGATACCCGAGACTCACCGGAGTTCAACACGAAAGTTCACTAATGGCCGTCTCTGCGAACGACCTGATTACCCGCTCGATGAGGGCTCTCCAAGCCTTGGGGGGTGGAGAAGTCCCTTCCGCTTCGGAGGCGAACGACGGACTGACGGCTTTAAACGCGATGCTTGATAGCTGGTCGAATGAGAACCTGACGGCCTATGCGGTACTTGAAAACTCGTTCGTTCTTTCACCGGGGACCAATTCATACACCATAGGGTCTGGTGGGGTGATTAACGTCACCCGTCCTTTAAGCATCACACAGGCTTACGTCCAGGACTCCAGTGGGAACAACTTCATCATGCAAATCCTGCCGAGGGACAAGTGGAACGAGATCGGGGACAGAAGCACGAACATCACTAGCCAACTACCGGATACGATGTTCTACGACCCTCAGTTTCCCCTAGGGGTCATCAACATCTTCCCGACACCTCTACTTGGGTATACGGTATTTTTCGACTCCCTACTTCAGCAGACTACTTTTGCGAGTCTGACGACTAATCTAGCCATGCCTCCGGGGTATGAGAGGGCGATGGTCTACAACCTCGCGGTTGAGATTTCCAACATGTTTGGTATACCAATACCTCCGGCGTCTCCGGGATCAAAGAATGTCGGTCAGTTGGCAATGGAGTCTCTAGGGAATATCAAGAGAACAAACATCAGAGAGAACATCGCAGACTACGACCCCAGCATCGTTTCTCGGTCTTACTACACCTACAACATCTATCGGGATGTGTAATGAGGGAACTGCCCAGTGGGAATCATTTCTTCGCACAGGACGAAGTGGAGTTCGATGAGATTCTCAAGATAATGAAAGACTCGAAATCCATGCTTGAAATAGGTTCTAGGTATGGAGAGTCTTTGAGACGTTTTGCAAGAGCGATGACCCCTAGGAGCAGGGTCGTCTCGGTTGACTTAGGTAAGGACATAGACGCGCAGAGCTATCATTCCGGCCCGTGGTTATACAAGGTCTGTGGAGACTTAGCCGATGAATACGACATTCATTTGTTCTTGGGCGACTCTCAGGATCAGAAAATAGTAAATCAGGTGGAGAAATTGGGACCATTCGATTTCGTTTTCATAGATGGGGATCACTCCTACAAAGGGGTGAATCTTGATTGGATCAACTACGGGCCTTTGGGGAAGATGGTTGCCTTTCACGACTGCGCTCCTCACGGTCCTGCATCTGAGACGTTTAAATCTATCTACAAGAAAAAGCAACTGATCTGGAACGCTCCTAGTGGTATGGGGATTGGCGTGATTTACAATGAGGGTTAATTTGTTCGGAATCGGATTAAAAGGTCACTCCCCCGCGATAGACGCTCAGCGGAGGATAAACTGCTATCTGGAACCGCAGATCGATCCCGATAGGACAAAACTCGCCCTAGTAGGGTCTCCGGGGTTGACGGCGTTTTGCACCTCTATAGGAAGTAACCCTTCTAGGGGGTTGTGGGCGGTGAATACCCTCACGACTCCCCTTGTTTTTTCGGTCAACGGGAATACGTTGTATTCGATAAACAACGCCGCGATAATTTCTAGTATTGGGACGATAAACACCTCAAGCGGTGATGTCTCGATGGCCGATGATGGGACGTTCCTGGTCTTGGTAGACGGAACTAACGGCTGGGTCTACAACATGGGGACGGGTGTTTTAACCAAGATCACCGACGGGAACTTTACAACGACTCCTAAAACGGTGACGTGGCAGGATAATTACTTCATAGTCACTTCATCTACAAACAGGCAGTTCCAGCTCTCCCAAATCTCCCCCGGTGTAGACCCTACCGTGTGGCCCGCCGTTCAGATCAACTTCACTGGAAGCGGGGGAGGTCAGATACAAGCTGGGATAGCGGATCACTCAGTCCTTGAGTTGTTCGGGGATGTCTACACTGAGTTTTGGCAAGACGCCGGGAATCCTGATTTCCCGTATGCAAACATCCCCGGAAGTTCTCAGGAGTTCGGTCTAGCTGCTCCAGGGTCTTTGTGTAAGTACGACAACAGCCTCGCGGGTCTTTTCAAGAACAAGATGGGGGATGTACAAGTCTCCCGTATGGCAGGCTTTAGACTTCAGAAGCTATCGACTCACGAACTGGACCACAACATCAACGACTATACCAACACGGCAGACTGTCAGGCGTTTGCGTACATGCTGAAAGGCAATCCGCTTCTACAACTCGGGTTTCCCTCCGCAGGGGCGACGTGGGAGTTTTCTGGGTTAGGGCAGACTTGGGGTGAGAGACAAGACGCAAACGGGGGAAGATTCAGAGCCAACAAGTTCACATCGTTTCTCAACAGGAAACTAGTCTCTGATTACAGGAACGGAAATATCTACGAGATAGACGACAACGTATTTACCTATGCTGGAGACATCTTACCGATGGAGGTTTGGTCAAGACACATATGGAACGACGACAAATATATATCGATTCCCCAACTCCAAGTGGACGTAGAATCAGGCGTCGGACTGACTTCGGGTCAGGGGTCGATACCCCAGATCATGTTGGATATCTCCAAAGATGGCGGACAGACCTTCTCCGCCGTTTCGTGGTCTTCGATGGGGGCTATTGGGCAATATACGCAAAGGGTTATCTGGAGGCGGTTAGGCAGAGCGAGAGACTGGATCATCAAACTCAGGATCACCGATCCGGTAAAACGAGTCCTTACTGGAGCCAGTGCTGAGATGGTAGGAGGTACGTTCTGATGGCTGGGCCGAAACTTCAACCGCCTGGACCTCTAACCCCCATCACTCAAGAGGACGGGACGGTAACGATAGACTATGCGAGTTTTTTCCATGTCTTGCAGAACATCGCCTTCTACTCAACACGAAGCGGCCCGACTTCTACCCGACCTACCTCTTCGAGTGAGGCACGGTGGATCGGAATGCCTTTCTTTGATACTTCCTTGAGTACGAACGGGCTTCCGGTGTTCCTGGCTATTGCGTCTTCGAATACTTGGGTCGATGGTAATGGAGCGGTGAGATGATCGTCAGTCAGTTAAACCACGTACAACCCAAAGCCTCGGTGATGAACGTGGGTGATGTGCTGCCTAAAAGGGTCGATGAGGATCACGTCCTGAGAGTCTTGTCTGGGAAGGTTCGTCACTGGATAGACTCAAGACTTCAAGGTGAATACGATAAAGAGCAGTTCTGCGATGTGAGGGCGGGGGTTTGGCATGTCTTCGAGCCGGTGGAGGATGTTACCGTGCTTTCGTTCACCAAAACCCCGAAGATAGAACTATGAGATTCCATGGCGACTCAATAGGGGAGATTCCGCAATTCGATCTCACCGTCGATGGGGTGTTTATCAAAAGATTCAAGCTTAAGAAAAACGAAGTCGTCCCCCAACACGCGCATACTCACAGTCACGTGACAATTCTAGGTTATGGGTCTCTTAGAGTTTGGAGAGGTGAAGACCCGAACTACATGGATTACGTGCCGGGAATGATCCATATTCCGGCCTACACTAAACACCAATTTCTAGCTTTAGAGGATAGTGAGCTTTACTGTATCCACAATTCAGAGCACGCAATGATTCACGAAGAGAATAGACTGGAGTTGGTATGAGGTCACTCAAAAGGCAAAGAGGATTTCTAGGAGTTGGCGCGGCCATTCTAGGCGGCGCGGTTGGTTCTTCCGTTATCGGAGCGATAGGGTCTAACCGAGCCGCCCAAACTCAGGCCAACGCAGCTAACAACGCCACTCAGACACAACTAGCTGAGTTTCAGGGGATCAGCAACAACCTCCAGCCTTGGATGCAGCAGGGACAGACTTCTCTAAGTCAGTTGGGGCAAGGTCTTCAACCCGGAGGGCAGTTCAATCACATGTTCGGTATGCAGGACTTCCAACAGAGTCCCGCGTATCAATTCAACCTCCAACAAGGTCAGCAGGCGATAGACAAAGCGGCCAACGCCAAAGGGGGAGGGAATCTGTACGCCCCTCAAACGCTTCAGGATATATCCAGATTCTCTCAAGGGCTTGCTAGTAACGAGTTCCAAAACGCCTTCAGCAACTACCAGACCGGAGTGGGGAATATATGGAATAGGCTCTACAACACCTCTCAGTCGGGACAGAACGCGGCGGCTAATCTTGGGGGTTTTGGAACCACGACCGCAGGGCAGATAGGGAACAACATGATCGGGGCGGGTAATGCTCAAGCCGCAGGACAAATGGGAGTAGCTGGTAGTCTCGCGGGAGGTCTGAACAGCCTCACGAATTACTCGATGATGCAGAACCTTCTTTCTCAGCAACAACAGCCAACCTACAATCAGAGTGTTAACGGGTATATCGGCCCGCTCGGATATAACCCACAGGGGGAATAATGCCTATTGACGCATCCATTCCGCTCAGTTTCCGTCCGACCACGGAGATGATGTCGCCTGTCCAGGCTTTGACTCTTAAAGACCTGGCTCAAAGGGTTCAGGCTCAACAGGTAGAGACTCAGAAACAGCAAGGCATTACCCAGTTGATGAAACAACCGGGATCGGTGGACCCCAAAACAGGGATGGTCGCTCTACCGGCTATCGCTCAAGCTGCGCAGATCGATCCTTTCTATGCTTTCAAGCTTCAGGACCATAACGAGAAAGTAAGGCTAAACAGACTCCAGATAAGCCAAGAACAGCAGCAATACGACCTCGGGGTGAAGACTGCTACGCTTTCATCCTACAAGCGGCATCTATCTGAGGGTATGTCAAGACCCGAAGCTATCAAGGCCGCTAACCTGGATAGGCAGAATCTCATTTCTGAAGACGACAGGACAGGAAGGATCAGGACCGCAGGCTTTGACGACCAGGACATAAAACAAGCTATGGGGAGGTACATCGACAATCCCGAGGGTCTTGAGGACGACATCATAAGGCAAGGCGGGAAATTGCCAGATGTTGCCGCCCCCAGGACCAGGAACAGGATCGAAGGAACGAACGAGGTTCAAGAGCAATACAACACAAGGACTGGACAGTGGGAGAAAGTTGGAGGTGGACCGAGATTCAAGCCGGACGAAACAAAGGGAGGATTTGAGGGTAAGAATGGGGAATTGCTTGCGGCTCTGGCAGAGAAGGGCGTTTCCCTACCTGCGGGGTTCAGATCAAAAACTCAGCAACTTGGGCTCTTAAACTCACTTCGGGAAAGAAACCCAAGCCTCTCCCCGGATGAGATCGCGGACAAGGTTAAGAACGGACAGATTGATCTTGCTAACGTCAAGAAAGCGGGTCAGGTCGCGGCTGGTATAGCTGGTAAGGTTGCTTATGCAGAGAACGAACTAGAGCAGACCATTCCCCTTGTTAGGGAGGCTTCTGCAAAACTTCCAAGAGGGCAGTTCATCCCGTTCAATAAACTCAAACAGATGAGTCAGGATAAGTTCTCGAATCCCGATTTGGCAGAGTTTCGTATGTACATGACCTCGCTTTCAAATGCTTATGACATGCTCGCCGCTAGGGGTGGGACGGACGTTGAGAAGCGGGCCGAGGGGAGGAGAAACTTCGAGACAGCGCAATCCCCTGAAGCTCTTGAGGCTGTCCTTCGTGCCGTTCAGAAAGAAGCCCAAGCATCCGGAAGGGCGGCGCAAGCGGCTATGAAGCCTCCGGGATCAAAGAAGGAACAAGAAAAAGCCACCTCTAAAAGCGGCAGACCTATGCACAAGAATGAAGACGGAAAGTGGGAGTACGACTAATGGCACTCGTCCCCGCTGACGATCTCCCTTCTGGTTTGGTTCCTGCTGACGATCTCCCTGATGTTGGGAGAAAGACCCCGAAGCAGATGAGAGGAGATGCCCAGGAATTACTCCCGCCATTGGTATCTGGGAGACTGGGGATTCATGGACCTAGAGAGTTTCGTAAGGAAGACCCTGGAAGCATGGTTAGGGGGCTTTCTGAGTTCCCCGAGAGGGCGGGGTTTGGTGTAACTGATCTGTTGGCAAAAAGTCCCGCTACTCGTCCCCTAGCGGCTCCGGCGGGATATGCGACAAGCCTAGCCCTTGAGGCTCTACCGTCTTTATTTCCTGGTGCAAAGCCCGCTGAGATCGCCCTGAAAGACGTTGTGAAGATGCAGACGCTAAAAGAGGGACGCAATCTAGGCCTGAATGTCCCGCCTTCCGCTGTTGGTTCTGGTCACGTAGAGAGGGGGATAGAAAGCCTCGGGGGGAAAGCTGATATAGGCAGGGAAATCTCCTCAAGGAACAGAGAGGCGGTTCAGGTCATTGCCCGGCGTGAGGCTGGGCTTGCTCCTGATGCCCCGATAACAGAAGGCACCTTAGAGGCTGCTAGGCATCAGTTGTCTTTGCCCTACAGGCAGATTTCCGCTCTATCGAACAAAGCCGCTCAGGCATTGGAAAAACTCAAATCTGCACGAATTGATGCCAAAGACCTGTGGAGCAAGTACGGCAGGGAACCAGATCCAGCTACTCGCAGACTTGCGATGAAAGCAGACCTAAATGTGGACAGACTGGAAGGAGTAATTTCAAATGAAGCAGGAGAGTTGGCCCCAAACCTTCTGCCCGCTCTGAAACAGGCTAGAGTCAACATCGCCAAAAACTACGACATAGAGAAAGCGTTGAATGTCGGGACTGGTGAAATTGACGCCAGAGTAATCGGCAGGATGGTTGACAAACGAGGGACTAAAGCAGTCACCGGAGACCTTCAAACAGTGGGAAAGTTCGCTCAAGCTTTCCCTGATTTTGTCCAGCCCAAAGACGTAGCAAGGGACGTAAGTGCTCTTAGACCTTACCTCGCTCTAGGAGCTTTGGGTGGCGGTGGTGCTTTATCCGAGCATTACACAGGTACTCCCTATGGTATGGCTCTAGGGGCACTACCGTTTATCTCTCCTGCTGCGAGAGGTTTGGCGTTGTCTAAACTCATGCAGTCAGGAGCATTGGGGCCCGGCGCTTCAGCATCAAGGGTTGGGGCGGCGAGCCTCATTCCACTCTCAAGACTAGGGACTCAAGATGACGATGCCGGACGATGAAAGATCAGGTCTTTACGACCCCGAAGAGGAATTCGCTTGGGATATGGACAACAACTATCCTCTAGACCCTGATGATGAAGAAGGCGAGGAAGGTGAATAGTGCATGTTCTCCTTATTGATACCGATTCCTGCGGATTGGACATAGCCTACCGTGCGAGTGAAGCGGGGCATAAAGTCAGGCATTGGATACCTAAAGAGGGAAAGGTCGTCTCCCGCGATGGTTTTGGATTCGTTGGAATTGAGAGAGTTGACGAGTGGAAACCGCACATGGATTGGGCTAAGTCCGGGCTCATCGTCAACCTGTATAACGGGAAAGTTACAAAAGAGCTCGAAAGGTATCGTGAGTACGGATTTCCTGTATTCGGTCCCTCGGTCAAAAGTGCAGAACTTGAGGTCAAAAGGCAGTCAGGTATGCAGGCCCTTGAAAAAGAGGGGGTGAAAGTCCCTCCCTACAAGACGTTTCAAACGCTTCAAGAAGCTATGGCGTATGCGAAAAAGCAAGACAAACGGCTGGTCTTCAAGACCCTCGGGGATGAAGAGGACAAGTCGTTATCCTACTGCGCACACGATCCTGAAGACATGGTATGGCGGATCAACTCCTGGATCGAGCAAGGAATGACCCTGAAGGGTCCGTGTATGCTTCAGGACTTCATCGAGGGTATAGAGGTAGGGGTTTCAGCCTGGATGGGCTCTGAGGGGTTCCTTAAACCAAGGAACGTAAATTTCGAGTTCAAAAAACTTATGAGCGAGGACTATGGACCAGCAACGGGAGAGATGGGAACGGTATGCAAGTATGTGGATGAATCCAAGTTGTTCACGGAAACTCTGGGTCCGATGGAGGCAACCCTACGCAAACTGGGACACTTGGGGGACTGTGATCTCAACTGTATCGTTACCGATCACGGACCTTATTGTTTGGAGTTCACCAACAGATTTGGATGGCCATCGACGCAAATCCTCTTTGCCAGTCACAAGGGCGATCCGATTAAATGGATGAAGGATGCTCTTGAAGGGAAAGACTCCCTCGAAGTCGATCAAAGAACAGCGATTGGTGTTCTCATGGCCGCGCCGCCGTTTCCCTACCCCGACGATGAGGGCGAGGCTCAAGGGCTTAGAATCTCGGGTATTGAGGACGAGTGGCAAAACGTTTCCCCGTGGCAGGTAGAATTGAGCCCGGAAGGAGAATATCTCTCTACCGGCCCATACGTCTGCCTTGCTACGGCCCTATCATCCGATGTGCACGACTGCATCCCACAAGTCTATGCGACTTGCGACAGGATCAAGTTTCCGAACAGGATAGTGAGATCGGATATAGGGAAGAGGCTTGAGAAGCAAATCCCTGAGCTTAAAGCTTTGGGATATGACGAGATGCCGGACTACTAATGGCTACAGTCTTTCTTATGATAAGTCAGCCGTATCTGATCTCGTTGTTGGAAGATAGCCCTCGTTGGCATAGCAAGATAATTTGTATGGAAGAACGCTATGCAGGCAACTCGCACCCAACTTCTCATCAGACGATACCGTCTCATGCGCTCTCGCGGGAAACTGCCGTAGTGGATGCCATACAACTGACCCATACGGCTGACTCTGAAAGTATAGCATGCCTACAGTCTTCCTAGCGCCC